CATGTCCACATCAGCATATTTCTTCTGGGTGTCGAGCTTCTTCTGCTCATATTCCGCCTCGATGCGTTCCTTCTCCTCGGCATTGTCACCGGCGGCCGTCAACTCCGCCTGCATCTGGGCCTCAAGCTTGTTCAGTTCGGCATCACGCAGGGAATTGACCATATTCCCTGCGGCATCCAGGAACTGGTTGGCCGTATCCAGGGAACCCTGCCAGGTCTGAAGATTTATCCCGGCCACAGCCTTGGCATAGTCCTCATTGAGCTGCTTCTTTCTCGCAAGATACTCCTCCTCTGAAATGAGCTGGAGTTCGTGCAGGTCTTCCAAATCCGCCAGTTCCGACTTGTGCGTATCCTCCGCCTTGGCCCGCTTCCCCTTCCTGCTGACCGGCTCGGTGTCGTTCTCCTTATCGACAAGCCGGCTGATCTTCTTCACGATATCGACATCCTCCGGAAGAGAATCCAGAAGAGCCTCCATCTCGGCTGCCGTCTCGGCGGTCAACGACTCGACGAGCTTGTCAGCCTCCGCCTCCGCATCGGCATTCATCTTCTTCAGCATCTGGGTGAACTCGGAGGAGTTCTTCTCAAGCGCCTGCCTGATGGCCTTCTGGGAAGCCAGCTGCTTATCGGCAATCTTCATCTGCAGGTCGGTGACATCCTTGCCATAAGACTGGTTTATGGCAATCTTGGCGTTGAGCATACTGATTTCAGCAGCCTGGCTCCGGACATTGTACTCAGTCTCGGTCATCTGCCTGGCGGCAAGCTGCTGCTTCAGAAGAAGCATCTCCTTGTCATAGGCGGACTGCGCGGCATTGATGCGGTCCTGGTATGACTTGTTCCTCTTGGCCGCCTCATCAGCGTCAATCTGGTTCTGTAAAGTTCCCCGCTTCCTTGCCTGTGCCGCCGAAGCTGCGGTCAGTTCCTCGTCAGCCTGCTTGAAGGCAAGCGTCGCATTGACATACGAATTCACGAGATCATCATTGGCAAGATTGTACTGGCGGGTCAGACGGGCAGCCTCGACGATGGTCTCATCCCAGCCCTTGAGTTGCTTGTCCACCTCCTCCAGAGCCTTGGCGTTAGCCTCGACAGTCACCTGGTTGTTCGCATATTTGAAATTGGCCATAATTGATGACCTCTTCTCCAGGAGCTCATTGTATTCGCCTGCCTGTGTGATGAGGTCACGGTTGCCCTCATAATTGTCAATGACGAACTTGAGTTCCTCGTCAGTCATCGACGTGCGCGAGCGGAGCATTTCGATGGCGGCCGTCCGCTCCTGCTCAGCAAGAGACTTCTTCGTCTCGGCCAGCTCCTGCTCCTTGGCAATGATATTGTCCAGTGCATCCATCCTCTCCTTGGCGGACTTGCTGGAGTTGTTGGCGATCTCCGTCTGAGTGTTTATGTAAACCCTCGCGTCGGATTCCATCATCTTGAAGGAGTTGGTCCGCTCGAACAGCTCGTCACGCAGCTGGGCCGCCTCCTTGGCCGCACGCATCGCTTCCTTGATGGAACCCTTCACCACGTTCGAGCCCTGCCCGATATTGGCGATGAACTGCTGCCAGCCGGCGTTCACCATGTCGGTGACGATGGCCCAGCGGTCTCCCCAGACCTGCGTGGCCTTGGTAAAGGCGTCGAACCCTTTCTTCACCAGGTTGACCGCAGCGTCGAAAGCCTTCACCGCCAGTGATCCGACCGTGAACCCTCCTGCGATCTGTGCGCCGAGCCCCTTCATCGCCTTGCCCGTCTTCTCGCCTCCGGACTTCACCTCACGGATACGATCCTCGGTCTTCTTCAGCTCGTCATTGTACTTCGCCCAGACCTTCGGATTCGCCTCCTTGTGGGTGTTGGCCAATGCCTGCCGGCACTGCTTCGCGTGCTTCTGCAGCTGAGAGAGGGACATCGACCCGATACCGAGGGCCTCGGCATACTTGTCGGCATTCTTCCCGGCTTCCTTCAGGGCCTTGGAGTCCGCTTCGAGGGACTTCTTCAGCGCCGCATACTGTGATGTGGACTCCTGCCCGGCATCACGCATCGCCTCCATCTTCGCGGTAGTGTCCGCGATGGACTTGCGCAGTGCGTCGGCGGACTTCTCGCAGTCCTCAAGACTCTTCTGGTACTGCGCAGCCTGCTGCGGATCCAGCTCCACGTCAGCGATGAACTTGACTATCTCATTCTTTATTCCTGCCATATATCGAATTTTTCACGAAAGTAGCCAAACGGCAGGTGCCGGCAAAGGACAGAAAATTCACACTTTCCGTCTGGAAATCGTCCCGTCGATGGCACGGATCATCAGAGCCGGGATGACCCTGTTCAGCCAGCGGCGCACACCGCCGACCAGGTATCCGTACACCTGCCGGTTATAGATGGGAACCTTCTTCTTCCGCTTCCCGCCCGGGCCGTACTTCATGTCGATGAAGCGGATATATTTCGGGTAGGACATCGTCACGCCACTGCAGGTGACGGACGGCTTCTTCCGGAAAGACGCGGCCAGATGTCCGCTGCGGTTCTGCAGGGAAGTGGCCGCGATGGCATTCTGCTTCGCAAGAAGGGCGGAGGACTGGGTGGACAGGACCTTCTGCAGGTCGTTTCGGAATTCATCTGAAAGCATAGCAATACAATTTTCGGCAAAGGAAAAGAAAAAGCCCCGTCCTCGAAAGGACAGGGCCGAACGATAATCCACATCCCGCTTCATCAATGCGGTATAAAGTAGCAGATGGCGGCAGGCTTGCCGTCGCTGTCAATGACCATATATCCGGGAAGTTCCAAAGGGATTTCCCCGCGCTTGGCCATACGGCGCAACTTGTATTCATAATGGCTGCGGGGCAGAATCACCGCCTTGTTGGCTCCGTTCTGGGGTCCGACCAGCTTGATGGTGACGTGTTCCCTCACGTCGAAGAGGCTCACGGCCGTATCGAAGGCATGCGCCTGCTCATAGTTCAATATTCTTGTCATTTCGATTCTGAATTAAAGGAAGAAAAAATGATGTCCGCCACAAATGAAGACGATTCATACAGGCCCTGGCGGATGAGATCAAGAGTTTCCTCGTTCCTGGAGGACGAGAGTTCGGCGGCACTCATCGACGAGCGGATGAGGTGCAGCTGCTGGGAGCATTGCCTGAGACCCAGAAGAAGGCTGAAAAGCCTGTCAGACACTTCAGTTCTCATAATCCGCCTCCCCGTCATTTTCAGGATTCCCGCCGACGATCCGATAGGCATCGACGCTCAGCAGGATGGATGCCAGCGCGCTGTATGACGCATGGGCATTGGAAAGATTGTTGAGAATGTCCGGAAGGAACTTCTCCACCTCACAGCGGTCGGTCTTGACGGCCTTGTCGCAGATGGACCTCACCGTACTGACCGCATTGTCAATGGCAGCCATCCCCTTGAAGAGTTCGACGGCATCCATCTTCAGCGTTTCGAGAGCTTTCATTCCTGTGGAGTCCTCCCCGCCTCTGCCTTTTGCTTGAGTTCGGCGATGTACTCCTCTGCCGCCTCCTCGTCTTCGAAGGTGGCGAGCTTGCTCTGCAGCGACGCGCGCTCATCATAGAGCATCTTGCGGAGCGACTGGATGAGATCCGACATCTCCTGCATACGCTGCCCGTCGACAGGAAGACCCTTGTCGTCGTGGAGCCTCTTCAGAACGATAAATGACTTGTAATACTCGGATGCCCCATCGACGAGAGCATCCATCGCCTCATTGGCGCTTTCCAGAAGAAATCTGGAGAATTGGGGGTTGTTTAGCATACACAAAAAAATAGGAGCCCTGCTAAACAACCCCAACAAGTGTGATTATTGCCGCAGGTCACCCTTTTGGCGGACTCCTATATAAAATTCAAACTATACGTACAGCGCTCCCAAGAGGGCACACCGACTTATTAGAGTTGTTTAGCACGACAAAGATATAAACATTTTTTCATATCGTGCAACTTTTTTCTTATTTTATGCAAGTTTTTTCGGTTCCGGAATCAGCTCGGCAGGATCTTTTTCCTGGGATCACGAAAAAGGTATGCCCTGCGTGCAGCCATATATTCATTCCTTTCATCCAGGGCACGCTCAAGCTGGGCGAGCGACTTCCTGATTCTTTCTTTAGTCTCTTTCTTCATATTCGTATGTGTTTGGTTCTGTAAAGGTACGAAAAACCCCGGAACCTCACGGCCCGGGGCTACCAAAAACACATATACTTAGGCCTAACAACCAGAGTATTCTTTCGTGGCATCGAAACACGGACAGGCCTTTATCCATTCGCACGGTTCGATGACACCATCACCGTCCAGATCTGGGGAATAATCCCTATGTCCGGCCACCTTCGTGACCGTAGGGATGGCCGCCTTCAGGGCCTTGACCAGGAACAGCAGCGACTCCTTCTGCTCCGGAGTCCTGGTGTCCTTGCTCTCACGCTCCCTGGACAGTCCGCCGATGTAGCAGATTCCGATGGAATTGCTGTTGTGGCCGGAGACGTGCGCACCGACCTCGGCCAGAGGACGGCCGGGCTCGATATTCCCGTCCAGCTGCACGACGAAATGATATCCTATCTTGCGGAAACCCCTGCTCTTGTGCCAGACATCGATGTCACGTGCGGAAAAATTCTTTCCCTCGATGGTGGCCGAACAGTGGATGATGATGTCAGTGATCTTGCGCGGAACCGGCAGACTCCCGTCGATATACCGCTTTGCTTCTTCCCTTGTCATAATCTACACTATATCTATACCGTATATGTCAAACTCCATACTCCATCCCTGTGAGGCGGCAAGAGCCTTCGATGAGAAAACCGTCAGCGTGGCAGGGTAGTCCATCCAAGCGATACCACGCTTCAGGTCATCATCATTCCTCATAACACGGCGTATGGAGGATAAAATCTCAAGACATCTGTCCTGCGTAATGGCCGCGCCCACCAGGTCAGCCGAGTCCGGAACAGGGCAGGCCACCGTAACGGCCACATGAAAGCGGTCATCCTTGCGGTCGCTGGTCGCATCGATGGTGCTGGACACCCTGTCATACTCCACGAAGAGGTATATGCCGGTCACGGAAGTGATGACGGTGGCAAGCTTGTCCGCATCGGTACCGAAGATGAAGTCGGTGATGCCGTCCTGCACCCTGTCCGCCCCGGATGAGAGCACCTCGTCCATCAGCGCCCTGTATTGCTTTCCGTCCGGTGCCCTGAACGTCCTCCTGAGGGCGTCCTTCGGCACGAACGCCGCAAAGTATTTGAAAATGTCAAGTATGATCATATCATTCCTCCTCTTCAGTTATGCTTGTGAACGGCAGCACCTGCTCGACGGAAAGATTAAGCTTGTCGGCAATCTTGCCCGGCTTCATCCCCGAGCCCTGAAGGGTGTGGATACTGTCCACCGTCTGCTGGACCATCGCAGAGAGGAACGAGTGCACATCCATCCTGGACACCGCATCGAAATCCCCATATCCGGCCTTCGTCAATGCGAAGATGCCGCTGTTGCTTCCGACCGGATTCGCCTCCGCCTTCTGCCCGGCCTTCCTGAACACCAGCGAATAGCTCTCATCCCTACGGATGGATTCCAGGATTCCCCTGAAATTATACATCACCGCAATCCTCTCGTACACGCTGAAACCGCACTTCCCGCCATACAGAAGCCTCACGAGCGGGTCAAGGACTTCAAGCGCCTCGTCCTCCCTGTATGCGCGGACATATCCGCTCTGGAGATTTACCAGACTGATTCCGGCCGTGTACTGGGCCGCCGTGAGAGAGCAGTCTATCACCCCGGCCTTGTCGGTCTCATATCTGTATCCTTCAGGCGACGGGAAGAGATTCCTCTTCATCTCGATGTCGATGTACGCCGTCTCGCTTCCGTCGCTGTTCGCCACAAGCCTGTACGGGAACGTCAGAAGCCCGGACAGAGTGAAGAAGTTCACGCCGAGAAAATCCGTCAGGCGGGTGGAAGGGATGTCAATGCCGAGACAGGCGGCCACAATCTCAATTTTGAATGTCTCAAAATCAGTGTGCCCGTTCTCGAAGTTCCACATCGCTTTCGAAAGCCTCACGAACGTAGGCGCGTCACACTCCTCCCATTTGGAGGGAACCGCGTATGTATGGTTGTTTATCTTCAGCTTGATCATAGCACTGAATAAAATTTCTGGTCCTCTGTCTGGTCACTTCCGAAACTCGATTTTCCGCCTCCCACAGCCTTCAGGCGCTCGATTGACGACATCAATGAGGTATATTTGGCCATAAATTGGTTATACAGATTGGCCCTTTGCTGCGGGCTGCTCGACTTGGAGTATTCGTTGCTGTCATCGTATCGGATGGCGCGAGGAAGTTCCGTCACGTCGAACTGCATCACGGCCAGCGCCATCACCTTATAGCACAGCGCCTGCTTGGCCAGCTCCATCATCCTCTCGGGAACGTCAGAAGGAAGCGCCGGAAGAATCTCCTGCCCCCAGGTCTGGCGGACGAGATACAGAACTTTGTGAAAAAACAGTGAACTTTTCCCTATGCCGAAATAAAAATCAAACTCAGAGGCACTCTTCACCGGGAGAGCCATCCGTCCCTTGTATTCGGAAGTCTCCTGCCATCCTCCGGTCTGAGGGTTCGCATCGAGCCAGTCCAGCAGCCTGTCCATTGCAGCCCAGTACGATTCCAGATGGTGAGACTTCATCTCCTCGTGCTGGTACTTGTACATCGATGCGTCGGAGCCGTTCTTCTTGCTCGTGGCGAAGATCTGATACTTGTATGACGCCTTGCAGGCGACGGCCGTCTTCAGGAGGTCAACCGGCTCTTCCTGCCCGCCGTCAAGGACGGCATCGAACACGCTCTGGGAGATGATTCCGGCCACATCATGCACCGCCGTCCTGATGGATGGCATAAGCTGGCCGATGGAAGTGTCGGCAATCATACCGTCACTGTATTTCTGGAATTCCCCGAGGTCAGGGAAGATTTCTGCTGCTGTCATACTATTGCTCATTTTGGTTGGCCATCCTGTTGGCCGGTGACACATCCTCCTGGCGCTGCACTGCAGGACGGTGGAATCCGATGCGGATACCATCCGCATACTTCTCAGGGAAGTTCAGTGCAATCGCCTCATTCAGGTCGGCACAGACGACGCTGTCCGGGATTGCCTGCTGCGTCAGATAAATGATATAGTTGTAATACGCATCAGAGCCTGACTTGCTGATGGTGCCGTCGGAGGTTATATTCGAAATCGACGGGTCAATGCCCTTGGCGGACAGCAGCACCATATCGGCACGTTTGTCCACCGAAATCAACGCCTCGATATATTCCTTGTACTTCTGTGGGATCTCCTCGATCTTCCACTGCTCGATATCCCCGTTCTCATTCATGAACGAGCGGGTCGCATAGGTCTTCCCCTGATTCTTTCCGCGTCCGGCAAGGAAAGACGTGAGGTTACGCAGTTCCAGGTTCACATACTTTTCAAGCAGCATCTCGCTGTATTCCGTACCTATCTCCAGAGTCTCGCTTCCCACTTTCACGGTGATGAGCTCGCCATCCTTGGCACCTCCGGCCTTCTTCTCCGCATTCATCTGGCAGAGCTCCTCAAGAGCTTCCTTCTTGGCATTGTACCAGGCATTCGGGATGATGATGTGATGACGCGCTGACAGGGCGTTCTCCAGGAATGAATTGATGTAATACGGAGTTGCATTACAACCTATAATCCATTGACGCACACCGTTGAAGAATACATTGGTGGCATAGATGTCATTGTCATAGTCCGCATTGCGGCTGTATGAGATGGCACCGTTGCATTGCAAAGGTTTGACAGGGTTGAATTTCGGATATACGTCGTAATTGTTCGTGGATGTCGTCCGCCCCCAATTGCCTACGAGCACGCAATCGAAATCAGGCTGCGTGACGTCCGTCTTGCGGGAGATGTCCTTGGCCGTGGCAAGTCTGGCACGCAGTTCAGATATGTGCCTCAAGCCTGCCACAGGAAGCGTTCCGGGAACATGGGCCATAGTGCCGCGGGTAAGCTGCCACTGGCTGAAGATGCCCTCGCTGTAATAGTAGGAGCGTATGCACTTGATGAGATATTCCTTGTATGAATCCGGAAGACCGTTGCGCTTCCAGCCTTCAAGCCACGCCTGTATCTCCGGATCCTGAAGGTATCTGCGGCTGACAGTGCCGTCATCGCCGGTCTCCTCCCGGAAGAGCATCGGGCCGGTTCCGTACAGGATGGCCACCTGTTTCTCGATGAGGGATGGCAGGAGACGGTTCCCCTTGATGAGAGCGGCACACACGTCCGGATCATCATTGTTCACCCCTGCCGGCCAATAATAATATGCGCCCATCCTTCTTGCGGAAAGGGCCGCCTGACCGTCAGATTCGGTTCCGCGCCCGCTCCCCGTCAAGGATGCCGCCGGCTCCGCTTCTCCGATCTGGTATGTGAGGGCATAACCGTGCCCCGTGTATGTGCCGAACTTAATCATACCACTTCACTCTATATAGTTTGTTGTCCTCATCGCTGAATCCTATCGCCCTGATGAGCGCCCTGTAGCAGGAACGCGGCTGGCCGTCAGACGTGAGGAAGAGAAAATAATTCTTGCCGTCGATGTCGAATTTGTCGTGAGGCAGCGGCTTGCGCATCGTGCATCCTGAGAACATCTTCAGAGGCACGGAAGAAGCGCCCGGCTTCTTCGTCCTTGAGTATGGGAAGAATGCCAGGTTGAATGTTCCGCCGGCCTTTGACAGGACCTCGGCCTTTTGTAATGCAACACTGCCCTTGATAGTATCCATCGCTTTGAATTTGACACGAAGGTAGCCCTTCAGAAGGCGCCGGCAAAGGACAGAATCCGTCATATTTCAGTCGTTTTGCAACCTTGCATTACAAACCCAAAACTTAGCGGCGCCGCGCTTTTCTTCCGCAGATTTTCAGAAAAGGCCCCAAATTTTTCAGTCAACTCACTGATACCCAACCAAATGACCATTTTCAGAATAACACAAACCCCCAACTTTAGCCCGAAAAATTGGAAGAAATGCCCCCTGCAGAGGTATAATTTCGCACTCCAGGGAAGTATTTTTCGAATAAACCCCACACCAGATACGTCAAAGCTGACGGAATCTGAGGCGTCAGACCGGCCTGCAGATCGATGCGGACCTTCACCTCCGGAGACTTGTCGAGCTCGACCGGAGTGGAGCCGACAACCTTCTTGCAGCAGTACATCGCAGACACGAGATTCGGGCACTCGTTCGAGTCAATCCGGATGCGCGGCACATTCCTCTCCGACTCGGCCAGAAGACGTTTCCAAAGCCTGTAATGCTGCCAGTGGTAGATGGTAGCCTGCCCGAGGTTCATCAGCTTCACACGCCAGCCATACCGCTCCAGCGCCTTCTTCAGTTTCTTCGCATCCGTCTCCGCGTCACGCTCATACTGCTTGTTGCGCTTGTTGCCGGCACGGTCGTAATACAGATCTATCATCTTGAGCCTGGAGGCATCGGAGTAGAATGCGTTTATCTGCCTTGCAAGGTCTTCCGCATCCTCCGGCGGATAGACGAAGAACTCCTTCATCACCCTCAGGGCGTTGGCCTTCCTGTCCATCTGGGCGCTCACCACTGAAGAGAAACTGCCGGGGTCGTAGCCGAGCAGCAGCTTCTGGGCAGGCTCGAAATACTTCAGATGGTCGGCAGTGACAGTGAAAGACTCTTTCAGGTTCAGTTTGTCAATGATTTCATACTTATAGCTGTCGCTGAAGGTGTGCCGTTCCTCATCCCACAGCTCGAAGAACAGATTGTCGCGGTTCCTGTCGCCGATGGAACAGATGGATGACAGGAATTCCCCCATATCCAGGATCTCCTTCTGCGTCTTGAAATAATCCAGACCGAGCACATCACGGTTGACGAAAGTGGACGCCCTGATGAAAAATGTACATCGCCTGCGCAACTGATTCAGCAACGGCCCCCATTTGGCGATTTTAGCCTCCGAAATACGAGTTTTAACACCATTATGCAGATTTACCTCACAATCATTGAGCATCAGCGACAGGGTCACGATATCGGCCACGAGCTGCGGATCCACCTCCTTCTCGTAGTCCATAAACCAGTTATTTTCACCGATGGAGACGCGCCCGATGTCGGACACACCTGTAATGCCGCCGTGCAGATGCGACTTGAAAGCGTCAGAGCCGGAGCCGATGCGGGATGTTCGGATGGCCGGAATGATACGCGTCCTGACTTTCTCGCCGTCGCTGTATTTCATCTCCTCCAGAAAAGCGTGGACAATACTTCGGCCGGCGATGGAGTCGGCCCTGTCCACGGCCACCGCCTGAAGGACAGAACCGTTGGCGAACACGATGGTACGCTCCGGATACAGGAGCGGATACCTCGGGGCCTGGAAGTGCTTGGGAAGATCCTTCTCCCCGACAACGTAATCCCATCCCTCTATAAGCATCGGGCGCTCCGTCCCGTCCGGCATCCTGACCTCGGACCGGAAGGATTCCAGGATGGTCGGGATGACGTTGGTGAAGAGCGCCACGAATGACTTGTGCGAAATGATGGATGTCTCCCTCGGCATCTCCTCAGCAACCCTCAGAATGCGCCTCGTCGAGATGTGGGAGGTCTTTCCGCCGCCTCGTCCGATGACGGCGAAGAGCTTGTTCGGGTCAATGATGTTCACGAGTGCCTGCACCCTGTTCTGGTACATCTCGATGTAGTCCGGTGTGCTATTGTTCGTCTGCTGTGTTTCCATTGTCAGTGATGTCTGGTGATATGTTGGCGTCCAGAAGCAGCCTCTTCTTCTCCGCCTCAGTAGTTTCGAGCCCGAGAATCAGTTCCTTGTACTGGGCATCCTCGGCACGCTTGGCTATGTCCATAAGCTTCTGCGACTGGTAGCCGAGATCCTCCGGCTTGACATTGATGTTGACCAGATAGACAGGCGGCTGCCACTGGTGGTTCTCCTGCTCGCGCTGCTTGGTCCTGAGCTCGTGCGCCTTGTCGAGCGCCGCCTTGGCCGTGGCCAGCTTGTCGGCCTTGATGGCCACCCTCGCGAGGTCGTCATAGGCGTCGGCATACTTCAGATCCCAGGCACGGGCGGAAATGCCGTCATCCTGGTAGAAATACTCCAGGGCGTCACGGTAGATCTCCCGCGCCTGTGCGATGGTAAGCGACGGCCACTCCTTCCTCAGGCTCTCGACGGCCCTGGAATAGTTGTGCTTGTGGTAGTGGAAGAGCCTCGACATACTGTCCAGCTGGAGGATGTACGTCTGCATATCTGCGACAATGACATCCGACTTCCTGTGCTGAAGGAAGAACTGGATGTCATCCGCCTTGTAACTCTCAAGTAGTGCCAATCTGTCTATCATACGTCAAACAATTCTTTCTTAACATTGTCCACCCCGCGTCTCCAAGTGAGTTTCGCGTCAAGTTCCAGCGCGTCGATGTCCCCGGCCGCGGCCATCTCCGTCAATGCCGCCTCCATATCGTCCTCCCTGTGGGAACGGGATATGAGGTACTCCTTATGAAGAGGGTGCTTCTTCGAGCAGATGTCCATAAGGAATTCAAGCCGCTCACGGCCCATGAGATTCATCCTTTCCGCTATCTGGACAGGATAGAGCCCTATTACCGCCAAGTCCTTCACCCTTGCGACGAAGTCCTCGTCATACGTCCTGATTTCCATTTCATTTTCCCTTTACGAATTCATCGAACACGTCCTTGAAGACCTGCAGGAGCGCCTGGAATTTCTCCAGATTGGTCTTGGCCTTCTCCTTCTTCTCCCCGGCCAGCTTGGGGCTGTTCACCTGCGAGCTGTACCGCGATATGTTCAGTTCCACGTTCTTCCTCTCCTGGAAGTATTCCTCCGGGTTTCGCCTGAGGATGTCGAAAATACGCGAGCGCTCATCCCTGGAGGAAATGAACGGATGCTTGCCGAGGAATTTCCCGGTATTGTTGAAGCTCCGGAGTTCATTGAAGCACATCTCCAGCCTTGCGGCCAGCCTGACGATATCGGCCAGTGTATCGAAATCCGTGATTTCGCCCTGCGTGATGGCCTCAAGGCGCTTCAGTTCAGACCAGCAGTTGATACGATCGGTGAAGATGCTGTCCGCCATTCTGACCATAGGGTTGTCGAGCTGGCGCCACGGAATGTCCGGATACTGCTCGAACTTCGAGATTTTGGCCTGTTTCGGGGCCGGTGGCGGCACTTTGGCAGCCGTTGCGGACGGTTGACCTCCAGAAGCCGCGGAAGCCCCACAGGCGGCCTGAATTTCCTCGGACGTGAAATGGTCAAGAAGAACATAGACCATAGACACGGCCAGGGCCGAACGGTCCTTCATTATCGTTCCTGCAGCAGGCAGCCCTCTCGATGAAAGGAGGCGGCGGTATGTTTCTATTTTGGACGGCTGGGCGATTGCCTTGGATATTGATCTCTTTTGCTGGAAAGTGTACATATCTGTCAGTTTTATAATAAAACAGGGCCGTCAATGGCGGCCCTGATGTCAAGCGACGGGAGACTATGCAGCGACAGGATCCTCGGCGCTTCCAAGATATTCAAGCGGCTGGAACGGGAACGGGCTGTTGAATGTCACGTCACAGCTGGCGTTGTCCGAATTCTTCCTCTTGTCGTGGTCAGTGAAGAAGTATGGGCAGCGAGGACGTCCGTAGATGTACTTCTTCCCGCTGATCCTGTCTTCCGCCACGATATAGAAGCCCTTGCCGTGGTAGTTCTCGATGAAGTTGTCGATTTCCGGCCTATCCCCGGCCAGAGTTCCCGACAGAGTGTTTGTCACTTCCGTAGTCACGTCTCCATTGCTACCCTGTGAGGTGGCGGCAGCCGTGAACTTGGCAAAGTCGAAATGTGCGATGGCCGCGCCTTGCTTCAGCGTCAGGGCTGCCATCGAGCGCGCTTCATCGGAAACTGTTATCTCCGGCTCCTTGGTGAGGTCCACATCGTCCTCCAGAATGAGGTGGATTCTGTTGTATATCCTCTTGCCAGCGGATTCCAAATCCGAAACGGCGCTGATATTAGGTACTTTAATCATAATCGTATGGTATTAAAGGGGCCGGAGCCCCCGATGACTAACCGCGTGACACTTCGAAGAACTTGCCCTTAGCGGCATCGTAATACACGTAAATGTAATCTCCGACAGCAGCAGGAGTCCAAGCCTCTACCTCGCTGAACTTGCCGGATTTCTCGATCTTCGTCGCGTTGGTGAGGTCTCCGCACTCGATACGGTAAACCACGCCTACCTTGGCATTGACGATGTCTGTGAGAACCGTCGCCTTGGTGTTGGCCGAAGTCCTGATGAGGAATCCGAGGTCCTCGAGCTCCGCGCTCTCCGTATCCACGGTGGTGGCGTCAGCAGCGGCCGAGATGGACGGGAGGTTGAAGAAAAGGTACTGCTCGCGCGCCTTGTTGGCCTTGAGGTCAGCCTTGCTCTTGAAGTGACGGCCTGCGAACCCGACAGATGAGCCCTCCATCCAGTAAGAGTATGCAATCACCTCCTCAAGGTGGCGTTCGAACATTGTCTTGTACTCTTCGCCAGGCACGTTCTGCAGCAGTTCGATATTGCCCTGGACGGTAGCGAAGATGAGCTTGAGATCGCCCATGGCCGGAACCCATCTGATGGACATATTGTAGTTTGGAACCACATCCTTCGTACCGGTGAAATCGGTATTCTGGCCATACTTGTTGCGATACCACTCCATATACATCGGTTGATGGGCGGCATTGGCATAGATGACGAAGCGCTTAAAGTCGTTCGGGCGACGGGCAGCAATCTTCTTGGCGAAGAACTGGAATACGTCACCGATGTTGCTTGCGTCGTAGTCGGCAAGTTCCTCATCGTCGAACGGAAGCGCCTTGTTGCTGTCGTAGAGGCTGAGGATACGGTAAATGACACCTGTGGAACCGAGGATGGCCGGGGCGGACTCACCCTTGACCGGCTTCACATAGCAGCCGCGGATTGAACGCTCGATGCGCTCGGAATTGATCTTCTCGGCGAGGCTGAGTATGAGCCATTCGAGAAGGGTCCATTTCACAGGATCCGAGCCTTCATGGTTCAGGTAGTTCAGATAAGCGGTCTCGAGAGTGGACATATCCTCGAAACGAACCTTGGACATGACCTTGTCGACAATAGCTTTCTCCGGCTGGAAGTCCACATTCCCCTTATATACCTCACCTGACTGGTATGCCTGTGATACCTCGTCGAAGAGGACGTTGGTGATAACCTGTCCGGACTGGATATTGCTTACGGTGTTGAACAGACCTGCAAGCGAAGGGTAGGACACGATTCTCGCGATCACCATATCCTGACGGATAGTGAACTGGCGGGTACCGATTTCAGTGTCAGACGACAGCTGTGAGATGTCCACCTTTGCCTGTTTCAGGAGATTGAGTCTGCCTGAAGCGCGGAGTTCCCCGTATCTCTCAGAGAGTTTCTCCGCATAAGATATCGCATCGGTTTCGAGGACCTTGCGGTCGTTCTCTGTAGGATTTCCATCTATGCGGCCATTGATGAGAATCGAGTTGTAACGGCGTGACGCCGCGAAGAAAGGGTTCTGGATGCCGAAAGCATACTCTTTCGTGTGCATACCGGTAGCGGACGGGGTGTCGGCCACGGTAGCGACCGGTTTCACCTCTGCTCCCTGCTTAGAGAGCTTCTCGATGGTGGCGTTGGCGGTGGCGACCTCGCCCTTGAGTTCCTTGACACTTGCGAGGATCTGGGCAAGTCCGTCCGGGGTGCCCTCAGTCCCGGCCTCTACGCCAGTGATGCCGGCAAGCTCGGCCAATGTCTTCGTGAACGCCTCAGACTGGGCGCTTTGCTCTGTCTGATAATTTGCAAAGTCATTAGCGAATGCCCCTGCACCATGCGCCTTGTTGTAGGCCTCGATGAGAGCGGCCTGGTCTTCCTTGGTCAGCTCCTTGCGGTCAAATTTGTCTTTGAGGCCGGCCGATGCGACCACCGCAAGCAGATTTGTTAAAAATTTACGCATTGTTAGAAATTTAATTTGTTGATATCTACGGATGGACTTGTTTCTTTCTTCCCTGCCTCAGCCCTGAGCAGTTCCAGGACCTCGTCGAGGGAATTCTGCCCGTCGATGAGCCCGGCCGCAAGTGCGTCGGCGCTGTAATAGAGCTCGCCCTGCTGCGCCTCTTCAGTGAGTGACGGGCGTGAGGACTTCACGTCGTCGATGAACTGGAGCGCCATCGGGTCGAGGAACCTCTTCACGAACTCGTCCGGATGCCCGTCGAGGACATCACGCTGGACCTTGTTCTTCAGAGGCGAGTAATTGCTGTAAAGCGTGATCTCCTTGAGGCCTGCCTTCTCCAGCATCTCCCTGTCATCGTATGCAGTGCTGACGATGCCGATGGAACCGACCTCCGAGAAGATTGATGAAGCGAACACCTTGTCGGCAGCGGCACCGATATAGTAGCCTGCCGAGGCCGCCACCGATTCCACGAGCGCATACACGGGCTTCTTCAGGGCCTTGACGGCCAGAAAAGCCTCGTGCAGCCCGAATGCTTCACCGCCGCAGCTGTCGATATGGATGAGGTGGGCGCTGATGGCAGGGTTCTCGTCCGCCGCCTTGATGTCAGCGATGAACTGCTTCGTCGAGAAGCGCCACCATGATTTGTATGATATGCTGCCGAAAACCGGATGATAGGCGATGGATCCGTCAGGTATGTCGGCATCGCTGAACTCGGACGGGTAGCAGAGCTCCGTGTCCGGAGGCACGGCCACGCATTCCTTGTATGCCTTTTTCCCGTCGTCAGTAACGAGCACGAGATGCGATGCCTCAGCGTGCTGGGGCACCGTCGCAAGAAAGAGTATTTTGAATTCCTGCTGTGTCATAATTTGAATTTTCAGCAAATTTATGCACTGCAGGGCACTTCAGGTAGGACAGAACGGCTATAAGACGAGCGGGAAGGCCGAGTCGAAAGAGGTTTCGAGCTTCAGGGCACCGGTGAACGGGGTCACCTTCAGGCGCGGTGCGCACGATGCCGTACCGATGAGGCGGAGACTTCCGTCAGACATGTAGAACGCGACGTACATCCTGCGCCCGTCGTAGCCGAGCAGGTCTCCCTCCAGCGTGGAAAGCGACAGTTCCTGTCGGTACGACAGCCCCGACTCGCTCTCCTCGGGCGTCTGCTCGAAAGAAATCTGGCCGGATGCCTGGAATTCCACTGAACCGACCGGAAGGAAGTTCAGCGGCTGGAACCGGATATAATCCCGGATGAGTTCCGGGTCGATGAGCGCAAAATGCGAGGTGATAGTCGTTGCCATTTTTTTCGTTCTCCTGCCCCGTTCGAGCCCCGAAAATCTGGGACCTCTCGGGAGTTATATTTTATTAGAAATCACTGTTTTCCACGGGTATAGCACGGGTATCCCGGTGCTTCTTGCGGAAGCGGAACCAATCCTTGCGGAGCATCTCGTATGTGATGTTGTCCATCGAGATGTTGTACAGCTCGCAGAAGGAGTAGATGGCATCACGGATGGTGAGCCCCGGGCTGTTGCCGAGGGCTCCTGTCATATAGCTCCGATATGTAAGCTTGAAGGTGTGCATCAGATGAGACGCCACCGCCTCCTGGCCCTGGGGATTCAGGTAGTTCCGCCAGAGGGTGTCCACCACGAACTCGGGATTCGGGCGGTGCTTGCCCGGATCCGCCTTGCGGGAGTTCCTGTTGTACTGGCGCCGGTGGGAACGGAACAGGGCGATGCGGATGCAGTCCGGATCACCGGCCGCCGGCACGGGCCTGTAGTCGTCAGGCACCAGGTCGAGGTGCATCTTCACGATGCCCCACAACTTTGATTCCCGGCCGGGGGTTATGATGTCCGAGCCGTCGTTGACGCTCAGTATATATTCCCTCAGGCAAGGAAGCACCTTCACCGATGCCGTCTGTATGTCGTGCATTGATTCCATTGGCAGCAAATTTATCGTGATTTCCTGTCCCCGCATGGGACTGTGACGCGTTTACAAAGATACGAATTTTTATGCTGCCGGGGGCCGATTTCCCCGCCTTTCCCGAAGCCTGATTCCGAGACACACTTGTGCAAATATCGGTTTTTTACAGAACTTCAGAACTGACGGGGGTAACTCGCTGATTTTCAGCGCATTTTTCAGCACTCTTCTACAGTGCTGGCTTTCAGTTCTGAACGAAAGTGCTTCAGTGCTGATTAGTGCTGAAACAGTGCTGACTGATTCCGCTGACACTCAATGCGTTGCAAAGGTCAGTTCTGAAGTTCAGTAAATATATACTTTTTATATAAGTCACTCTATATTATATAAAAATAAAATATATAAATGGGTGCTACTCGCTGATTTCCACTATGTTAAGTCCAGAAGTTCTATTTTTCTTTTTGATAAAAACGGGATGGGGAAACGGGGAAGGGACCGCCTTCAGAACTGAAAAGTCAGCACTCTTCCAGTTCTGATAAACAGAACTGAGAGTGAAAATGAATGAAAATCGGTCTATTTTTCGCCGTTTTTACCTCTGTTGATGCTTTTTCAGCCTCGAAATTTACACTCTTCAGAGAGCCTCCGTGAAGGCGAAAAATAGGTATCATAATGACAAAACCCGGAAGCCTCTCGGCTCTCGGGTTTTGGATCCGTGCGGACGTTCCGCTTATATCGATGGAAGTGTCAATTCACGGCCGTGGCCGCCTTCTTGAGTTCCGGCTGGGCATTGATGCGGGCAATGAAGTTCATCAGCGCTGTGGCCGCTCCCTTGCCCCTGGCGACGGCGCTCTGCTTGACTCCGGAGTCGAGCCGGCAATAGGCCCAGATGCGGCACCTGCCCCATCCGTCCGTCCTGGCGTGGACACATTTGAGGTTCGGGAATAGATTTCTGACTGCTGCAGCGGCCGCTTCGGCCTGCTGACGGTTGATTTGGTGTGTATTGAGCATAATAACACTATAAATGACAAATGCCTCGCGTACAGGGTTGCTCAACACACACCGCATTTCTGCCGTATATATTTACGCCAAGTTTCCCGGGCGTGACCCATCGCGAGGCAATCGTCTATATTTCTGTATGGATTATCGTTCTCCGGACAGAAAACAGAAGATCGGGTATATGTTGAGCACCGCAAATATAAGACAATTTTTTCATTTCGTGCAAGTTTTTCGGTTCCGGAATAAAAAAAGCCACCGGATTTCTCCGGTGGCCGTGGCCAGCGCCTGTGTGATAATCAAGCGAACTTTATGGCCGTTAATTCTTTGGCAAAGCGGTCAACACCGATCTGGATCTTGTCGATAGTCTTGCGGCTTGGCTTGCGTCTTCCGTGCAGGAAGTGGCCGAGCTGTGCCTGGCTGACTCCGGTAATCTTCTCCAGTCCAGAGAGGGAGAAGACGCCTGCATACTCAGAGAGGAAGCTGGCCGTATCGTAGCAGAACTCGATATCCACATCCTCAAACTTGTTGCCGGCAGCGATGTAATCCTGCTTCATTGCTTCGAAGGTTCCGAGAAAGTCCTCTATAGTCTCCTCTACGGTCTTGCCTTCCCCGATGCACCCGAACTCAAGCGGAGTATCCCCGATGTAAGCGGAATATCCGTATTCGGATTTCTCGATAAATACTTTACATTTCCTCATAACTCAATAACTCCCTATTTTATGAAGGTGTGGGGCTATTGTAGCCCCGCATCCCTCAAGATTGATTTCAATGTCCCCGTTGCGACTTCCTGGCTTTTGTGGTTGCTGGTCGTGAATTTTTTATTGGTCTTCGGACTGAACCAGACAGGATGTCCGTGCTGCTGCTCCCCGGTGGGGTAACAACCGAATTTGAGCAGCTTCCGTTCCAATTCGTTGTATTTCATAGAGCTCCTTGATTATCACGCCACAAATGTAGGAATTTTCCTACATTATACCAAATTTTTTTATCCTTTTGTGCAAAAATTCTATTCCGGAATAAAAAAGCCACAGGAAAATCCGGTGGCCGTGGCCGCCTTCTTGAGTTCCGGCTGGGCATTGACTCGGGCGATGAAGTTCATCAGCGCTGTGGCCGCTCCCTTGCCCCTGGCGACGGCGCTCTGCTTGACTCCGGAGTCGAGCCGGCAATAGGCCCAGATGCGGCACCTGCCCCATCCGTCCGTCCTGGCGTGGACACATTTGAGGTTCGGGAATAGATTTCTGACTGCTGCAGCGGCCGCTTCGGCCTGCTGACGGTTGATTTGGTGTGTATTGAGCATAATAACACTATAAATGACAAATGCCTCGCGTACAGGGTTGCTCAACACACACCGCATTTCTGCCGTATATATTTACGCCAAGTTTCCCGGGCGTGACCCATCGCGAGGCAATCGTCTATATTTCTGTATGGATTATCATTTCCGGACAGAAGAAATAGATGAGTTATATGTTTGTAGCACCACAAATATAAGACAATTTTCTCATTTCGTGCAAGTTTTTTCGGTTCCGGAATAAAAAAAAGCCCCCGGATTGCTCCGAGGGCCGTGGCCAGTGCCTCCTTCTGGCCGAGTGTAATCAAAAACAAAAGATTTAAGGAGGCGTTATAATTTGTCCGCAGCGGCCCGAAGCCTATCGGCAAGGTCGCAGAATGCCCCTCTCAGCTGTTCTAACTCCTCAGGGGTGAAGTCCGTCTCTTTGCCATTCCCATCCACTCCATCAAGTTTGTGATATAGCCACGAACCGGATTTGCCGAAATACTTCCTTGCGAGGCTTCCGACGTTGATGTCAAGAAGCAACTCGATATTATCCTGTTTAATTCTTGTACCCTTCATATTGCGTGTTTTTTAAGGGAGGCCCGAAGGCCTCCGTTTTTCAGTTCTCTTCGTACATCAGTTCCTCAAGAAGTTTGAAAATCAACCATTGGAACTCGGTCTCTTTTTCCATTCGGCCTTTGGCCTTTCTGAAGTTTCTGATTACCTCGATCAGTTCCTTCTCTTTTTCTGTTAAACGTGTCATAAACCTTTTGTTTTTTGATTACGATACAAAGATAGTACGAATTTTCGTATTATACAAGCATTCAGGCATTTATTTTCAAAAAATCTGCATTTTTTTTACGAAAAAAGCCACCGGAAAATCCGGTGGCCGTACCTGACGCCCGTGTGAGGTTTACCAAACAATCACGCAAATATAGCGTCAAGGTCTCTCGATATACTCTGAAGTCCGTTACGGATACGATCCTCCTGGGCCTTCCTCGGTTTTGTTCCGTGAGCATAAGCCCAAAGCTGCTTTTGCGAAATACCCGTGACCTTTTCAAGAGTCGCGAGCGAAAACCAGCCTTTGCTGAGATAAAATTCCATAAGGCTCAACGCGTCAATAGTGTAAGTGATGGTATATTCGCCATCCAAGAACTCCGGATATTTGAAGCCTTCCTCTTTGGCCGTAGCCTTATAGATTTCCATCTGCTGAAGCATATCAGCCTTGGCCTCTTCAATGGTGTCGCCCATTCCGGAGAAAATTTCGTTCTTGCAATAGACGGAGTATGTTCCGTCTGATGCCCTTTCAATGATTGCTGAAATCTGTTTCATGTGTTTTTGTGTTTTTGGAGGAAAGGGGCTTTATTTAAGCCCCATCTCCTTGCTAATCTTGTTTACAATTCCCGTTCCCATCTCTTTGGATCCGTGGTAAGGAACAGGGTAAGTTCTGGATCCTTTCTTGTAGATTACGTGGCTGCCTGATTTCCTCAAGTATGTCCAGCCGTTCCGTGCTACCAATCTGTGAAATTCATCTGACTTCATATTGCGTGTTGTTTGGTATTGCAAAGATAGTAATATTTCCATTATCTGCAAAATTATTTAATAGATTTTTTACTATTATTTACATTTGTCGATGTGGCCGACGTTGCGTGCCAGGATTTCGGGCTTACTATATTCCTGTGCCTTATGGACGCGGTTGAAATGCGACTGCAGGGCGATGGCCACGTCGTGGCTGAATTCCCCGTTCCTGACATAAATCTCTACTCCATTGAAGCGAATGGACATGGAAGACGCGCGCTTGACGGCTTCCACGATGATTCTTTCATTCCTGGTTATCATCTTATTTCCTCCGAATAGCACAGGACGACATCGCCGACGACGAAATCTCCCGTGTTGTTATACTTCTGATGCAGATAGGACGCCCTGCAGTTGTACGGCAAGCCGTTAATTTTGCCATCCTCGTTGAGAACCATAACTGTTTTCCCATCGAGAGGCACGACCTCGATATAGCCATCAACAAGCGTCTGCAACTCTTCGAGGTCGAATCTGCTCCCTTTATGCAGCGCCTTCTTCAGCTCTCCAGACGCCATCAGGACAACAGCATTCTCCCGGTGGACAAGAAGATGCTCAGGGGTTTTCTCGACGAAGCCCTTGCGAAGAGGATAATCCTCCCCGTTGATGCGTGCCACAAGAGCCTTCGGGTGCCCGTCACAATCCAATGTGCAAGACTCGTCGAGCGTATTATAGACGTACATCGCCTCATAATAGTCAGTATTACTCCCGTAATCCTGACCGTCAAGTTTTATGACATAACTGTTCATTTTTTATGTGTTTTTGGGGATTTGAAAACCTTTGCGGCCCACTGCTCATACTCCTCCGCATTGAGCGGGTTCCGCATTACCATTGTCACGGTCTTGTCAACCGTGAGATTTATTTCATCGTCGATGTAGAGGATGCAAAGGATCCCGATGACCATCTCTGCAGTGCGTTCATCCATGACCGGAAGGCGCACCCATTCCCAGCCCGGAAGGCTCTGGAACCAGTCACGATAAGCCTTGCGGTACTTGCTTATAAATGCGGCGTATCGTGTCCGGTAGCCAGAAATCTGCTCGGGTGTATATAGGAGATATTTTTGCCTTCCCGTCATTGTTCGATGTCAAGTAGATTCAACGGATCGAGGTCGGTAATATCCACTTCCGGAATCGGAGGTATGGCCGTGCCGGTGCTGCTATACTGTGTCTGACGGCAGCTGTAGAATTCACGCGTGCCGATGGTAAAGAACTCACAGCCGTTGCGCTTGATTGAGCGGTCGATGATGCCGTCCTTGATCTTGATATATTCGTTCTTCTCAGGGTCGAAGATCTGAGGGTTGAAGATATAGCCCTTGAGTTCGCAGTATTTGATGAGTTTCGTCTTGAAGGTCCTCGGCTGATAGTATGTCCTTCTCGACGGGCCGATATACTCCAGGAAGTTGTCATACATATCCTTTCTCGGTATATCCACCTGATTCAGGCGCGACGGCTTGCTCGGATCCGTCGATGGGCTGAAGTATTCGTCAGCCCAGAGGATGAATTCCTCTCCGACCTCCTGGGTGAGTTTCCTCTTCTCAAGCCTATCTCCAGGAGCAGGAATGTATCCGAAACGAAAATATACCTGGATGGCCGTGGCCACCAGATTCCAAAACAGATTCCAGTCGTGTTCATCCCATTCGTCGGAGAAGAAGTGACGGCCGAAGTCCTGTATAGGCTTATGCTTGGCATTATAGAAGTCGCTGAAGGCTATGAGCCACTGGCGGTCCTCATAGCTGTCTCCGTCGCCGGAGTTGGCGTGATTCGTAGCCTGGTAGATTTTCGGGGAATCAGCCCAGGCGATAGTGAAAGGGCTGTGACCCTTAGGGTTGACCGGCCAGTCGCCGGAGACGAGCGGGAAAAAGCCCTCGAAATCGAAGTCCTTCGGCGTATCGTCGAGGAATACAAGCCTCGTGCGGTTGTCCAGACCATCCCAGACGAACGGCTGAAGAGGTCCTCCGCGGAATTCCTTACCATTCTTATACAGCGTATTCACGACCACTCGGCAGGCTTCCCCAAGCAGTGATTTTCCGGAACGGCCATTGCTGACGCCGACCTCTGACTGCTTCCCGTCCATTCCGATGACTGCCTTACAGATGGACTTGTCCTTCATCGATGTGACGAGGTAGCCGAAAGCGGACAACTTGCTGATGAAGTGCTGCGCATTCTCAAGCTTGTCCTGCTGCGTAGGTTCAGATTTCCTCCAAGTGAAGTTCGAAGCGTTCTCCAGGAACAAGAGGAAATCGCACTTCCTGCCCGTTTCGGTGATTTCATAGCTCCACTGGTCATCCTCGTGGCGGATCCGGATGAGTTCCGGAAGCTTGCTGACCTCGTAGTCCTTCTTCTGGGATGCCCAGATGTTATAACTTAGCTGGGTGTATGATTTTTCCTTGATATCCCCGGCATTGACTTCCCAGATGGTATTACGGAAGAACAGGCGCTCGATACCTCTCTGAGGAACATCGAACTTACCTGTAAAATAATCCAGCATCGAGAGCGAGACCTGGCCGAAGTATTGGGCCGTGCCCTTATAGAGCATCTGACGGACACCTTTCTGGAGGGTGTCCTTGGCGAAAGCTTTGACGAAATCGGCTATCTGATGCGGCTTGACGGTCTCGACGATATTGTCGGCCACATACACGAACTCATATTCGTGGTTCAATGTCTCCCATCTCCAGTATCCACGATGCTCAAGGAAATTCTTGCAGCCGTCATAATCGAAGTAACATTCCGTGGTGCCGTCTTTCTTTTTGGACTCTATCCAGAATTTTTCATCAGCTTCCACCGGCTGCGCCGACTCGAATTCCCCATTGTCATTGAACCTGTATTTGCGGCGGCCGAACGTAAATTCAGGCATATCCTTCAGCTCGGCATAATGCGCCTGGGCGAATTCCTGGGCACTATGAAGATGCCAGTCCTCCAGGAGCTTGTTGTCAGGCAGTGTGGTGATTTTACGCAGATACACCCATTTGCCCTGCATCGGCTTACTGTTGCGGGCAGATTCAATGTCCTGCAGGAGTTCGTCTTCTTTCCCCTTGAGCGTATTGGACAGCAAATCATCGACGCCTTTATCCTGGGCCTCGTTCTTCATCACGTGGCCATAAAGAATCTCGATATAGATTCCGTTATTCTTCAGAGTGTCAAAATACTCTTTGAAATTCTTCACGGCATTGAAAAAGCCGCGAGGTCTGGTGTCGATGGGCTTGTTGACGGTAAGAGAGGACGAGAGGTCATTGCAGTCGCTGTCGAGCAGGAATATGACCTCTTCCACCTTGCAGACCTGGACCAGGCTGATGAGCTCTTCAGGAAGCTTGCCGCCTGACGCTATATTCTGTATTCCGGACACCGCCACGCTGAGGATGCCGTGCTTGGTCGCCTTCTCGGCCTTCTTCTCGCCTTCCTGGATGAACAGCCGCTTGATGGGTACCTGCTTCTGGTATAGTTCACGGATCTTCTGAGGGTAATATATGAAAGCGGGCGCGCCATAAGGCGTGCGGTACTTCATAGATTTCCCCTCTTTCTGGTCCTTGTGCATGTCGGGGTTCTGATACCTGACGCGATAGTATTCCCGCGGCCGTTCCTCCTTGTCGTACTTGGAGATATAAGTGACGGGGCGTCCGTTCAGATCATAGTATGCGATCACGCAATCATCACCCTCGGTGATGTCTCCCTTCGGGGTCATCGTTCCGGAGAAGAACGTCGGCTCTTCCCTTGTCGTGCCGTCCTCTACACGCACTTTGGCAGTGACGTCCGACTTGGCCAATCCGGATGCCTGGAGCATCCTCTTCCAGTAGTCGTTCTTGTCTTTCGTCTTGGACTTGATGCGTGTCGGTTCTTCTTCATATTCGATGAATATGTTCAGATGCGCCGCCAGCTCCTTGATCACGTCCATCGAGTCCTTCTTTCCCGCAGCCATCAGGTAATGATAGGCATTGCGGCCTTTGACCTCATTGCAGGCAAAGCACTTGAATCCCTTTCCTGGAGTGATTATCAGCGAATGGCTGTGGCACACCGGGCACTCCGTCCTGTATGAGGCGCCTTCCTTCCGGAGCTCGCTGTATTGACCGACAATATCCAGCAGAACCTTGTCGTCGTTCTGCCGGTCTATTATCTTGTCATATATATCTTGTTTAATGCGTGGCATATTTAATATCTTAACAATAGTATTTCAATGTCCTCCTTCAGGGAGGTGTATTCATCGATGAGGGCCGTGAACTGTCGAAAGCTCGGATCATCTTCAGCCAATGCCTGGCGGTCGGACTCCAGCCGGGCGATATAAGCACAGAGGGCACCATTTATCATCCGAAGCCGCTTTTCTGTCATTTCAATCATTCCTCCCTCCTTCTTGAACGTTCGACTCTCTCGGTTCTTGATGTCCTGGATCTCGACGACCTGACTGCTTGGTCAAGATCTGCAGAGGCAATCTGCGGCGTGATGATGACCAGAAAAAGAATGGAATACAGCGTTTTCTTGAACTCTTTGAATGGGGACAGAGACTCATCCACCCCGCAGCGATGGCAGAACCACCATGCGGAAAGTTCATTGGCCTTATTGATGTAGAGTTTGGAGAAGATGTTCTCCATCGTCCTTTTTACCGTATTGAGGGATATTTCACGTCCGCCGTATTTCTTTTTCAGCAGATCCGGAACTTCCTTGTATGCCGCTCCCCAAGCCACGAGCTCGGCCACCTGTTCCTCTCTGCGGGTCAGATTGTCATTCATTACCCCAAATGTTATAAATCCCGAATCGGTGGAATACGTCCTCTATCTTTCTGGCCTCAGTCACTGTCGGCTCCGGGCAGCCTTTCATACGTCTGTAGAATGTCGGATCCGATTTGACGTTCAGGGCTGTTTTGATTTCTTCCTTGATCCTGGTTGCTTCTTCTTTGCGGGCTTGCTTCCACCCTTTTACGAATGCTACTTGTGTCATATATTTTTTTGCTTTTTGGTGATTATTCCCCATTTGGGCCTGTGCTTGTTGACTTACATTTGTCGCAACAAAACTTTCACGCCACGAAAGTAGTAAATATATTTCATATTTTGACATTTATTCTGTCATTTTATGAAATTTAATGTCAAAATTTTGGCTAAGTAATTGAGTATCAATAATTAAATTTGGATATGGAGAATTCTTTTTATGACAATATAGTCGCCAGTATCGCTAAGATAATGAGAGATAAGAACTTAACTGGTGCGACAATGGCGGAATATATGGATACCACCCCCTCCCAATTCAGTAAGATGCTGACGGGGAAGGTCAAGATATCCTTTGCAAAACTGTCAAAACTTGCAACAAATCTTTCAATGTCTGAAATAGACATAATGACATACCCAGACAAATATGTCAAAATTGGAAAGCCGGACGATGATCCAGTAGAGGCCATCCTGCAGATCAAGTTGAAAAAGGACAAAAAGGATCAGGTGCTCAAACTGGTCTTCGGAGAAAACAATATAGAAATTCTGAACAAATGAGACTGCACAAAATCAATCTTATCGGCAAGACCGTGCTCGTAAACTTGGAGCAGATTGCATTTATAGAGAAGGACCCCGACACCCATAATGCCGTCATAACGATGGCCAGTGGCGACAGGTTCCAGACCAATGAAGATTGCGATGAACTCACCTCCAATATAGCGGGGGACTTGGGGCAAAACCCGAAATGCTACGACCTCGAATAATAGCACAAATGACTGGCGGAGAGCACTTTACTCTCCGCCAAACGTGTCAAAATCGGGTCAAAAACAGTCCAAAATATGATTTTTTGAAATTTTATGTATCTGATAATGAATAAATTAGAAAACAAAAATCGCCAAAATAGAGTCCCTCCCTCTCCGCAAGTAGTCTTGAAAATCAGGAATTTACGAGGATTACGAACAAATTTACGAACAATAGTAAGTTTGTTCGTATTATTTTATATTGAACTCTGCTGGACCCAAAATAAAAAATCGAATCAAGAAGCTCCTTTCCCAAATAGATATCCCAACGATAATGTGATAAGTGGAGATATTATGCCCCAAAAATCTAAGACTTGAGAATGAGTTGACTCAGGGTTAAAATGCAGCATGTATAATGTGTAACCAACTCCTATTATCAAGAGAAGAATTATCAACAGGCCAACAATATTCTTAGAGGAATGAACTCCAGCACCGAAGAATTTACCCAACACACCACGTTCACTTTTCTTATCTTCCGCATCAATTTGTGCGTGGAGCAAATCTGCGTTCTTTTTAACTATTTCTTTATTCAGTGCAGCAGGAAGCGATGGATTAATTGACGACTTCCCACCTTTAGTAGTATCTGGAACTATGACCTTATTATTGTCCATTATTAATTGCTCCTCCCAAAAGCCATGTATAAATAAGAGTTCTATTTGTACTGTTTGACATGCCGAGAACTTTCAAGTAAAGAAACAATTTTCGCCCAGATAGAATGCCAATCTCAATAGGATCGGTGAATTCTGTCCCCAGCGGATTATTAAAATTAGTTAAAAACAAATGAAGTTCACCAGTGTTGTTAATTTCAGCACTCATACTTTGATTAGGTTCTTCTGAAGAGCGGAAAGTCAAACGAACTTTAATGCTCTCATTAATGATGAATAATGCATCAGCATTATTTACGCTATTAACACATCCAGAAGAATACACCTCAAATTCTCCAATACTAACGTTTATATTAGGCATAGTAATCTAAAAGCAAATAATGTTTTAGACAAAAAAAAATGTGTTTTATCGAAATAATATTAAGCTGTCTCTTATACACATCTCCGAGCCCACGAGA